CGACGACAACATGATGTCCGTGAGTGATTTTGCGGTTGAGTTCTTCAATTTTGTAACTCTCCAGGCTTACTTTGCATCGATCGGTATCAAATATACCGCCGCCGATAAAAGTGACGATGTTTACGGCACTCTGCCGATTTCCAGTGCGACCATTGGAAAACGTCGTTTTCGCTTCGATCCCGAGTTCAATTTTACTTTTTGCCCGATAGATAAGTCTTCAATCGGAAAGATTTTATGCGTCGTCATGGACACTGGTCCTTTGACGGCAACCGAGAAACTCCGCGAGTGTATCGGAGCAGTCGTGCCTGAATTCGTTCAGTACGGCCGCTCTGAATATAATCTCAATGTGGACCGCCTGCAGCGCGTGCTAAACGAGGTGGGAATGACGTACCATTTCCCTCCCTTTGACACGCTCGCGCAGCAGCAGGTGTCTCAAGGACTTACTCCTTGGGACGCAGATTCTCCAGAACAGCCAGTTGTCGACGTCCTGACTGCACTCTGATAAAATCGATCGTGACGTTCCTCCAGTAACGTAAAACTGGACCAATTTTTAACCAGCGGTTTGCCTTTGGCCATTAGGGCCTGCAAATTTTACCGCCGCTGCTCTGTATTATACCTATATTATCTATGGAATCTATCACAAACAACGAAACAGCCCCCCCCATGGTTGACAATACGTCGACTACAACTTACACGTCCCTTACGGACGTGGCGCCTCCTCAACAGGAGAATGTAACCTTTTCTTCTCATGAAGAGCTGTACAAGGTGCAATTTGATTCAGATCCGGATCCGTCTTATGACGATTATTCGACTGACGATGCACCTCTTGCAGGCTTTTTGAGTAGACCCATTGCGCTAACAACAGGCAAGTGGACAACCTATACTCCGCTCCTCAATTTGATAGACCCGTGGGTGCTCTGGCAGTCTGATGCCAGAATTAAGCACAAGCTCACCAATTTTCAATTTGCCAATTTTGACTTGAAGGTGCGTATCTCTACTAATGGTACGCCCTTTCATTATGGCAGAATGATGATTGTTTATATCCCTTATGGATTGAGCAATCAGGCTGCGCAATACGCGTATGAAGCCCTCACTAACGGAGCCACCGGAGCTCGCGAAGTAGGACTTCAATATTTTTCCACCTATCCGCATGCGTTCATAGACCCTTCGACTAATAATGTCGCCGAAATCGACCTTCCTTTCGTCTATCATAACAACGCTATCTCTATCCCAGGCACTGTCTCCGCGGCGAAACAGAGTCTGGGTCAGCTTTTCCTTATTGATCTTAATCAGCTACGTGTGGCCACTCCCTCTGCGAGTACCACCGTTGACTATACAGTCTTTTGCTGGGCATCTAGGTTCAATATGTCCACCCCCAC